GCGACGGCGAATGGAGGCGGTAGCGTTCGCCGAGGCTGGCTGGGAAGAGGCGCAGAACGACTATGCGCCAAGTTCTTCCGATGGCTTCGCTGACACCCATACCCATCGGATGCTGACCGCGGCCGGGCTGTTGGCGGCCAGCGAATGAGCGCGCGTCTGCTGCTGGGTGACTGCCTGGAGAGCATGCGCGCGATGCCGGACAACTCCGTTGACTCGCTCGTGTGCGACCCGCCAGCGGGCATCTCGTTCATGGGTCGCTCTTGGGACGGCGACAAGGGCGGGCGCCGTCAGTGGGTCGCGTGGCTCGCCGAGGTGCTGTCAGAGGCTCGACGTGTCGTGAAGCCCGGGGGCCATGCGCTGGTCTGGGCGCTGCCTCGGACGTCGCACTGGACGGGATGGGCTGCCGAGGAGGCAGGGTGGGAGGTTCGCGACAACGTGGCGCACTGCTTCTGGAGCGGCATGCCCAAGGGCGGGAGCATCGGGTCGCGGATTGATGCGATGGCCGGGGCTGAGCGGGAGGTGGTTGGGCATCGCGACAAAGTGGATTCTTTCGGGGATGGTGCTGGCAATCACGTCTACGGCGGTGGTCCCGACCACGGCGGCAGGATGGCAATCACCGCCCCAGCAACCCCCGAAGCCGCGAAGTGGGAGGGCTGGCACACTCACCTGAAGCCGGCCTATGAGAATTGGTGGCTCCTCCGCAAGCCGCTCGCCGAGTCGTCAATCGCCCGGCAGGTGCTCGCCACCGGAACCGGGGCGCTGCACATCGACGCGTGTAGGTTCGCGCAGGGGTCGAGCGAATGGCCGGGTCCGCAGGAGGGCAAGCCTGCAGGGGTCGGTGCATACGTGCCGAACAACGAAAACCAAGTGTACGGCGCGGGCATGGGCGGCGGGGAATGGATCGACAAGGGTGGCCGCTACCCCGCAAACCTCGTTCACTTCGCCAAGCCGTCCCGAGCCGAGAAGGAGCGAGGCTGCGAGGGCCTGCCTCCGATGCTGTCAACCGACGTGACGGGGCGTGAACCCGGAAGCCCCGGGCAGTTGAACGGGATGTCAGGGATGACCCGACGCGGCGACATCCGCAACCATCACCCGACGCCAAAGCCGATCGCCTTGATGCGGTGGCTCGTGCGACTCGTGACGCCCGATGGCGGGACATGCCTTGACTGCTTCATGGGTTCGGGCACCACAGGCGTGGCATGCAAACTCGAGGGCTTCGACTTCATCGGCTGCGAGCTCGACCCCGCCTACCTTGACATCGCCCGCGCTCGCATCAAGCACGCAGCGCCCGGCCAAGAGGTCGAGGGCGGCAACGACCACGAGCCCGACGGGCCATACCAGCCGGGGCTGTTCGGATGAGTTGGACCATCGACGTCCTCGGCTCCTGCTGGCGATGGGGCAACTACTCGCTGACCCGTGGCGGCGATGACCTCTGGCACGTGTACCTCTTCCGCGGTGGCGTGTTGCGCCCGGTCGGTGAGCTGCGCGAGCCAAGCGTAGAGAAGGCCCGACGATGGGCCACGCGAATCGCTTCGGGGCAATTCCGTCCCGGGGTCGGCAGTGTTCAGGACGCGGGAGACCGTGCATCAGGCGGGGCACTGCCGACCCGAAGCGAGGCGAGATGAACCAACAGGGAGGGGCTATGCCATTGCCTACAGAGGCGCATTCAACGTGGCAGACAGTTCGCATCGGAGACGACTTCGGTGATGTCGATGACGCTCCGCAGGTAGGCCCCCGCGGCGGGCGTCGTGTTCCGGTCGCCATCGTGTGGCGGCCGAACGGCACTGGCCTGTTCCGGCTCGTGAACCAGGAGGGTAAGACGGCGCTTTTCCCCTTCGTGAAGTGGCACAACGGCAGCAGGCCGATTCACCGCAGACCGACCTATCGGTACACGCCGGTGCGTGAGTGGCTGAAGGGGACAGCGTGATCACCTTCACCATCCCCGGCCAGCCGGTCCCGAAGGGACGCCCTCGCTTCTGGGGAGGACGAGCCGTCACACCGAAGCGGACGCGCGAGTATGAGGCGCGCGTCAAGAGTTACGCCCGGCTGGCGATGGCCGAGCACGGGACGCTCGACGGGCCAATCAGGGCGGAGGTCGTCGCGGTGTTCCGCCGGCCGAAGCGGCTGCTGAGGAAGAAGGACCCGGCTGGCCGGATGTGGCACGCCGGAAGCGAGGACCTGGACAACGTGGTGAAGTCGACGCTGGACGGCATCAACGGCACCATCTACGTCGACGACAAGCAGGTATGCAGCATCGGCGCGGTCAAGGTGTACGCCGCCAAGGGCGAGGCCGAGCACGTCGAGGTGACGCTGTGCCGGCTGAAGGGATGACCTGCGTGTGGTGCCACGGCACCCATGAGTGCTGCGCATGCGCCGCGTACACGACGCCGGACGGGTGCGCGCACTGTCAGGGGTCGGGACGCTGCCACGCGTGCCTCGAGTTGCCGTTGCGGCGACGCGTTGGCTCGGACCTGACGATCGACGATGCGAGTCAGGACGGGATGCAGATGGCGGTTGACTACTTCTTGGAGGGGACATGATCGAAGACATCGAGAAATACCACGTCGCCGGCTCTATCTCTGGGGGCAAGGACTCCTGTGCGATGTGGCTGCACCTGCGCGAGATGGGCGTGGAGATTGATCCAGTGTTCATGGATACCGGATGGGAGTCCGACGCCACGTACATTTATCTAGACCGCCTGGAGGACTACTTCGGCACCGAGATCAAACGCATTTCAGACCCCGGGCCAGCGCTGACAGAAGAGACAGCGCCCGTCGTCGAACGCTTCGAGAAGATGGTTGGCCGTCGCTCATCCATGGTTCGTTGGATTGTCCACAAGGGAACGTTTCCGAGTCGCGGTCGGCGCTGGTGTACCCAGCAACTCAAGATTGCACCGATGAAGTTGTACCTGGACAGCATCGAGGACGCAGAACCCCTGAATGCAGTTGGCATCCGCGCGGAAGAGTCGGTCAAGCGGGCGGCGCTTCCGGTGTTTGAGTATTCCGAGAAGTGGAAGTGCGACGTGTGGCGTCCCGTTCACGGATTCACGTTCGCCGATGTCGTGGACATCCACAGCAGGCATGGGCTAGAGCCGTGCGACCTGTACCTAGACGGGGCCAAGCGACTGGGCTGCTGGCCATGCATCTACGCGTGCAAATCGGAACTGCGCACCATCGGAAGGCGGGATCAAAAGAGGGTCGCAACGCTTCGGGCCATGGAGGAGTGGCTTACCGAGAAGAAGAACGCCAAGCGTGGATGGTTTCAGAACCGGCGAGACCAGACCGACGGAACTCCATGGCACATTGACGAGGTGTTGACATGGGCCAACACCTCACGGGGAGGGCGACAGCCCGAGTTGTTCACGGCGCACAAGCGCGACCGGGGTTGCATGGACTGGGGCCTATGCGACACCGGAGGCGGCAGCGATGAAGCGTAGACGACTAGCAGCATGGCTCGTGCTGGCCTTCGTGGCTGCCATCGTGACCGCGCTGGCGCTTCTGGGGGTGGTATGACCCTGCCCGATGACGGCTGGTACGTCTTCACGACAGAGGGCGTCACGTCCCGACCGCTCAAGGGTGCGTGGGCGGAGCTCTACCTCGCCGACCTGAAGGCCCGGGGCAAGTCGGGAACGATGCGCCGAGTCCCAGCACCCCCGCCGTACGTGGCGCCGCTAGAGCGCCGTCCGCGGTTGGTCGAGATGTGGAGGGGTGATGCGGGTAGGTAGTCTCTTCGCTGGCATTGGTGGCCTTGAACTCGGCATTGAGTCCGCGCTGGATGCGGAGACTATTTGGCAGGTTGAGATCGACCCATTCTGCCGGCAGGTGCTCACGAAACATTGGCCAGAGGCGACACGGTATGACGACATCAGAGGGCTCACAGGGCTTGCTTCCGTTGACATCATCTGCGGGGGGTTCCCCTGCCAGGACCTTAGCGGCGCCAACCACCGAGGCGGCGACGGGCTCGCAGGCGCCCAAAGTGGCCTCTGGTTCGAAATGCTCCGAATCATCCGAGAGTGTCGGCCGCGCTTCGTCGTCATCGAGAACGTCTCTCGACTCGCTCGGAGGGGTCTGGACGTCGTTGTCAGTGGGCTCGTCGATGAAGGTTTCGAGGTGGAAGCCACGCGCATCGAGGCCGGAATGGTGGGCGCACCCCATCACCGGGAACGCCTACTCATCGTGGCTAGCCACCCCGACAGAGACAGCGAACCAGTGGGCGCCAAGCATGGCAAAATGGCCCGGATGTGCGGCTCTACAACGATGGTTTCGCGCGAGTGGCGCAACGTTCGAATGGCTGATGGGATTCCCCATCGGATGGACAGACGTCGAATGAGGGCGCTTGGCAATGCCGTGGTGCCCCGGGTTGGCGCCATCGCCGGGGCGCGAATCGCAGAGGTGCTACATGCCCTGTGAAACGTGCGGCGGACTCAAGACGATCGGCCAACGTGTCGCCGGTGGCTTCGAGGGCGTGCCTTGCCCCGTCTGCCGTCCGTGGCCCGACCACGAGAAGACGATGCGTGAACGATACAACGATCTGCGACCCGGGTGCTCCTATGCGGAGTGGGTTCGCAGCATGGGGGTGAAGTGATGAAGACCGCATGCCCGAAGTGCAAAGCGCTGACGCAGAGCAGGACGTGGAGGCCACCCAGCGCCAAGAACTTCGTAGAGGTGTACGAGTGCGGGAGCGTGTACTTGTGGGGGCTGTTCAGCGTTACGAAGGAACGGGAGTTACTGCCATGCGTCCAGATCGAGCAGGAGGACGACCCATGTACCACCTGAAGTTTGACGGCCTCCGCACCAACGGCAAGCACTGGAAGCCCGACCCGGGTTGGACGTGTCCGAGGTGTCGGTCATGACCCGCCCGCTACACCGACCGCTGCGCAAGCCGCTCACGCTGGGGCTACGGAGGGGCAGCCAAAGCCTCGATGCCACCCGGGCATTCAGCGGGTGGCGAGCGATGCCCAACGTGTACGGCGTCACGTTGCGGGGCTGCTTGATGGCGGCCACACACGTCGACATGAGGCGGCGCACGCGCTAGACTGACAGACCACAGTCGGACCGTGACCCGACGCAATCAAAGTATGCCCCACGGGGCAACACGCAGCCGCTCCCCGATGCGTCACGGCTCGGGTGAGCGGCCATGCGTGGAGGCAAGACATGGACCCTGACGAAATGCCGCCATGGCTGGACGAGGAGTCACCACAACCCATCGACCTGACCGGCGGGCCGCCAGCAAACGAGCCGGACCACCTAGCGCATGCGGCGCTTGACATGGTGCATACGCGCTACTCGTCCTATCCGAAGAAGAGCAAGCGAAACATCGCCCTCATCCTCGAACTCGACCGCCGGTGGAAGGATGAGATTCGCCTCAACCTCTTCGATGGTCAGGTCTACATCCGGGGTGCCGCGGTCGACGACACGTCAGAGACTGAGATCGCCATCTGGATTGACCGGCACTACGGCATCGACGCGTCGACGGTGATGGTGAGTGAGATCGTTCGGCTCATCGCGACCCGGCACTCCTATCACCCCATCCGTGATTACATGGCGGGCCTTGAGTGGGACGGCACCGAGCGGGTAAAGCACCTGCTTCGGGACTTCTTCGGGGCAGATGACACCCCCCTGAACCGCGTGCTGGCTCGCTGCTTCCTCGTCTCGTGTGTCGCCCGGGTCATGGTGCCCGGCTGCAAGGTGGACACCGTGCTCATCCTGAAGGGCTTGCAAGGCAAGGGCAAGAGCGAAGGCTTCCGGGCGCTCGCCTCTGACGACTGGTTCAGCGACTCGGCGATCGAGATGGGGCATAAGGACGGGTACGGCGCGCTCAACGGTGTTTGGATTTACGAGTTCGGTGAGCTCGACAGCCTCAACCGCAAAGAGGCAGCGACGGCCAAGGCGTTCTTGTCCGGCCGCACCGACCGCTACCGCCCCAGCTACGGGCGCAACTTCATCACCCAGAAGCGGCAGACCGTCATCGTGGGCACGACCAACGAGGAGACGTTCTTGAAGGACGCCACGGGATCACGGCGGTACTGGCCTGTCGAGGTGCATGACCCCGACGTGGAAGGCATCGAGAAGGCGAGGGATCAACTCTGGGCCGAGGCGTTGCAACTCTACAAAGAGGGTTGGACGTGGTGGCTTTGGGAGACACAGGCCGATGAACTGCGAGCTGCGTCTGAGGTGTGGCGGGATGTCGATGTGTGGGACAGCGAGGTAAGGCGATGGTGCCAGGGGCGCGTGTTCGTGACGGTTTTCGAGGTGCTTGATCAGGCAATCAAGATGCCAGCCGACCGCATGAGCAAAGGCGCGCAGATGAGGGTGGCGAAGGTGCTACAAGCGGCAGGGTGGCGGAAGTGCAGGCAGGGGATCGACCGAGTGTCGGGATGGGAGCCGCCGGAGTGAGAATCCGACGCACCACACCTAAAACGGCCACAGAAACTATTTGTTTTATTCCAATGCCCCACTACCCATAAAAAGGTGAGGAGGTGTGTCAGAGTGGCTTCCAGTGCGGCCGCACACCTCGGACGCACCTCGCCACACCTCATGGTGATAGGATGGTCATATGGCAAAGAAGCCCCCTAGCAACGTAACGAAGCTCCAGATCGTACCGCCTCCGCCCTCGGCGGAAGAGATGGCCGAGACGGATCGATTGAGCGTCCTGAAAGCAGTGAGGAGCATCGACGGGCTGATTGATGCGGCCATCACGAAGGCATCCGAGGGGCTGATCGACCAGCAGCAAGGGGCTCGGACTCTTCGGGGGGGGCTGGACCTCGAGCTAGCAAGGGCAGCTGCAACCTGGGTGCAGGTTCGCCGCGCGCTCATCGACAGCCACCCGGGGCTGATGAGCGTACAGGGCATCCACGCAGCGCCCGCCGATGTGACGCCGGAAGAGCTGGCGGCGATGATTGTCGAGGAGCTGGCAGGTTGAGCCTGACTGATGCTGAGGTGCTCGAGGGGTGTCGCCGCATGTCGAACGACAAGCGGCAAGAGATGGCGGCGCGTATCGCAGCGAAACAGAGGCACAGGAAGGCGCACCCGCTCGCCTACGCCACGCTGTGGCACTCGGCCAAGACCAGCCAGCGTGACGCCGTGGCGTGCGTATTTGACCCCTCCGTGACCGAGGTGTGGATGCTCGGGGGGAATCGGTCAGGCAAATCCGAAGGCGCAGCCATGACGGATATCGTTTGGGCGCTCGGTCGTGACCACCCCGACAGCCAAGCATGGGCGGCTCGCAACGGCATCGACATCTCGTGCGTGCAGCCGGGTCCGGGCCTCGTGTACAACGGAGCTCCGACCGGCAACGACTCGAGGCGGTACGTGAGGCCGAAGATCCGGAAGTACTGCCCGGAGGGGACTACGTATCGCTCATGGGGCAGCGACAACGAGGCTGAGGCCACGCTGCCGAACGGCGGGCGCATCGTCTGCAAGACGGTCAAGCAGGGGCGCGAGGGTTGGCAGGGTGATGCTTGCCATTACGTCCGCTTCGACGAAGAGCCGTCTGATGGCGCCGTTGTGCGTGAGGCGATGGCTAGGCTGATCGACTTCGACGGGAAGATCTGCTTCTCGATGACGCCACTGAACGGGTGGACCGACCTGCTTGAGTCGCACGTGCGCACGCCTGACCCTGATGTGCGTGTGCGCTGGCTGCATGGTGAGGACAACCCGCACATTCCGAACGAGGCCCTGAACCGCATCCTGTCCAAGTTCGGCGCCCATGAGCGGGACGCCCGGCTGCGTGGTGAGATCGTCGCCCTCGAGGGTCGGGTCTTCACGGACTGGCGCCGAGACATGCACGTCATCCCGTCGCAGCCTATCCCCGATGACTGGCTCCGGTTCGTCGGCTGGGACTTCGGCACGCGCAACCCGACGGCGGTGGTGTGGATGGCGCACGACCCGAAGGACGATGTGGTCCACGTGTACCGCCTGCACTACGAGGCTGACCGGACGTTGGCATGGCATGCCGAGCGGTTCACCAAGTTGTCAGAGGGCGAGGCCATCGAGTTCGTATGCGCTGACTCTGCCGACCGTGGCGCGCGGCTCTCACTGGTGCAGGAGGGCATCACGACGGTAGCCAGCCGGAAGGGGCCGAACAGCATCCGCGACGGTATCAACACGATCGCCGCCCGACTGGCCCCCGATGCCGAGGGCAGGCCGCACCTGGTCATCCACGAGTGCTGCACGGAGCTCATCAAAGAGATCGAGTCGTACCGATGGGACACGACCAAGAAGAAGGGCGACATGGCTGATGCTCCGCTGAAGAAGCAAGACCACGCCATCGACGCTATGAGGTACGCTCTGACCATGTTTCAGCGAGGCGGGTATGTCTAACGACCGCGACGAATATGACGCATCCATCGACCTGGCCCACCGCAATCGCGAGTTCACCCCGGGCATCGTGGCCCCCGGCATGGTGCTGTACGACCGTCATGGAAACCCCGTCGGGTGCTCGAACAACCCGCTGCAGGTCGGACCCCGTGAGGCGTTCGGCGGTCTCGCTGTTGCCTCTCCCCGCTCGCTCTTCGACAGCAAGCTTGACGTTGAGGGCGAGGCCGGCGTCTCGTGGTTCGAGGACATCAGCGCCACGGGCGCCACATTCACCCACAACTCGAGCGCCAGTACCGCCACGCTGTCGATCGGCAACAGCGGCACGACCCCCGACGGGTCACGCAGCATCCGCCGATCAAGGGTTACGCCGTACATCCCGGGGCACGGGAAGCGCGTCTTCCTGACCTTCTGCTTTGAGGAGGCGACCGCCGCCGCGAACGTTCAGAAGAACGTCGGCATGTTCGACGACAGCGACGGCACCATCCTCCGGCAGACGTCCGCGGGTGTCACCCTGCTCATCCGTGACAGCACGAGCGGCACGGTGGTCGAGACCAACGCCGTTGACCAAGCGGATTGGGACGACCCCTTCGACGGGACGGGGCCGAGCGGCATTACGGCGGACTGGTCGAAGCGGCAGATCCTTGTCATCGATCTACAGTGGCTGGGCGTTGGTGCTGTTGCTGTGGCGCTCGATATTGACGGCGTCATCTACTCTGCGCACGTCTTCAAGCATGCGAACATGGGCAGCGGTCGCCCGTACATGGCGACGGCCGTGCTGCCGGTCAGCTACGAGATCATCGCCAGTGGTGCAGCCATCTCTTCAAAGCAGGACCTCACGCAGATCTGCTGCTCGGTACAGAGCTTTGGCACTGAGTCTGCGCTGGTTCAGGACGACATCGCAAGCAACCGCACCACATCCAGGCTTGCAGCCACCACCGGTACGCCAGTGGTCAGCATGCGCGCCAACAGCGCCCGTGTTCCGCTCGAGCCCGCAGAGGTCGACCTGCTCAACGGCGAGAGCTCCAAGTCGCTCTATTGGGAGCTCGTCTTCAACGGCGCGCTCACCGGCGCATCGTTCAGCGCGGCGAGCGGCGACACGCACCACGATATCGACGTGTCAGCCACAGCCATCACCGGCGGCAAGCCCATCGCGAGCGGCTACGTCGCGGCTGCTGGCGGAGGGCAGGCGGCTACCACGCTGTCCGCCGTGCTTGCGTCCCGCGTACGCCTGGGGATCGGCCTCGATTCGGTAGGGGATACGCTGTCCCTGGTCATCTACAACCTCGGAACCGGCACAGCCGCATGCTATGGCACCATCCAGTGTGCGAGCTACCACGGGTAGACAACTCCGCCCGCATCCGCTAGGCTCATCTCACGCCGAACGTCTACCGGCTGTCACAAGATTGGCGACTCCATCGAGGGTTGCCCGCCCGCCCGGGAGTAGACGCTCGGGTCGGGCGCTTGGAGTTTCGATATGGGAGAAGAGACGAACCGCCCAATCAACAGCCTCGCGGACGTCGAGCGCTTTGGCGATGCCGACCTTGAGGTGGTGCGGGCCAAGCTGGACGTGGCGCTCTCGGACATGGCGGATGGTGCTGACTACAAGTGCAGCGTCAACGTCGGGGTCAAGAGCCGCAAGAAGGACGCCCGCCTTCCCCGTCACGTGGGCTGGTTCCACGTTGAAGGCTTCTCGCTTGTGGCCCGGTACGCGGCGACGGTGCGGGACCTGAAGGCCGAGAACGAGAAGCTGAAAGCCATGCTTCACCTGATTCGCAAGGGGGTAACATGGACGCACATCCAGTAGATACGATTTTACTCATCCCCGCCCCGGGCTCGACGCTGCTGGATGATGCGTGTGCGCCTGTGGCGTACCGCCTGAAGGAGTCGAACGACCCGGAGTCTTGGACGTTGTGGCGCTTTCCGTCAAGGGTCAAACACCGTACAAATCTGGTCCGTGAGCGCGCCATCGTCCTCGCCCGTGACGGCAAGGTGCAGGAACACGGGTGTCTGACGTTGGCGGACAGCACCCAAAGCGATTTTGAGACACTGCGCGGCCTTACGGTCCATGCCGCACTCATTGGCAAGTCCGCTCGACTCCTTGCCTTAGTCGAGGCGCACTACCCCGACGCCCGCCTCGTCTTCATCGCTGGCGGTGTGGAGGTGGCGCTGTGAAGCGTTGGTGGTTCAGCTGGCACGGACCGGAAGACGACTGGCGCGCGGTGCGATGGCCCCCGCCTGATGGGTGGTTGGGCTACTGGTGCAGCGGCTACGACGACGAAGGCGCTACCGTGGTCGGGTGGGCTGAGGCCGAGTCAGAGGCCGGTTGCGTGGCTCTCGTGAAGGCCAGTTGGCCGGAGTGGGATGGCGTGTGGCGCATCGAGCCGTCCGAAAAGCCCGACCCGCCGGGGAGTAGGTTCCCGCGCGCCGATGGCTTTCCAGAGTGGGAGAACCGATGATCATCACCGCCACGACCATCGACATCAGCCAGCCGAAGACCGGGAGCACGTGGCGCCGTCGCTGCTTGGCGCCCATCATCGGGGCGGAGACGAACTTCCTCGATGGGAAGGAGTACCGCAACGGGCATGTGCCTCTCCATCGGTTCTCCTCGGCAGCACTCGAGGGCCGCACGGTGCGCGCTGTCGTCCGCAACCCGTGGGACTGGTACGTGTCGACGTGGTGCCACATGCGCGGCAGCGTGGCGAAGAGTTCGCAGATACGGCGCCAGTTCACGCTGTGGGCCGGCGGTCGGGAGCCGACGTGGGAAAGCGTGCTGTATGGCTGGACGCACCCGTGGGAGTTGGAGGCGCTGCCAGATCGTGAAGACGCGGTTTACAATCCGGGCACCGCCGCTTCTCGCTTTCGACGTACTTGCAACGGGCTCTGGACGTGGCATACGTCCTGGTTTCACGGCATCGCCATGTGCTCGGTGTGGCCGCCTGTGCGCATCGACTCCGCGCAGCAGGTCGAAGCCTATGCCGCGCTGTACCCGGAACACGCGGACGCCATCAGAGCGCAGGCGCCCATCAACGTCGGGACGACTGACGGGGAGTGGTGGACACCGGAGCGGGTGCGCTGGGTCGAAGAGGCGGACGACTTCCTCTCTCGGCGTTTCGGTTACGATGGTCCGGGGGCCGTGTCGTCACGCGGTCCGATGTGGAGGCTGTGATGATTCCTGATTCTATTTTGAGGGCTGCTGAGGGGGCATTGTACGGCGAGGGTGACTACACCCCATCGTCCGCCCTTGTTGCCGCTGGCTGCGAGTCATCTTTCGCCATGCACGATCGGGATGAGTGGGAGACGGAGATGACAGCGCGGTACCTTGGCGTGTTCTACCGCCTCAAATACACCGTCAACGGCTACGATGTTGTCGGCACCGTTGAACCGGGACCGAATAGCGGAGGAATGGCAGCATGAGTGCGAAGAAGCAGAAGCCAAAGCGGGTGATCTCTCGCAACAACCGCGGCACGGGCGTGCTATTGCCCGCCTCGCCGTTGTTGAATGCAGCACTCGAAGCGAAGAAGCCATGAGCAAGCCAAGCCGAAAGAAGACGCCCGCGGGCATTGTGGTCCTCGGGCCGGATGACAAGGCCCCGGCCGAGCTCGCGCGCTGGTCTGCGCCTGGTCCTGGGTACCATCCCGGGGCTGCGGTCAAGCACAAGGGCAAGGTCTACGTGACGCCGGACTTCCCGCTGGCGGTCGCTGTGGCGATGCTGTGAATGCACAGCAGGCGCGGCGCGTCGTACCCGCGTGAGGTTCCGATGTTGTTGCTCGCATCCATCTAGGAGGTTGTGTCATGCCCGCATACCACGGATACCCCCAGCACATCGACGCGCACCCAGAGCGGCCTTGGTGGCGGCCCTACACAACCCCGCTCGACGGCCGCGACGGATGGACTCGGCACGCACACGACGGCACCACGCCCATCGTGTACGACCCCGACCCGATGCCGGAGACCCTGGACGAGTACACCGCGTGGCTCGACGATGCGCTGGCCGATGCTGATCGCCGGATGCCTGTGCCCCCGCCGCCTCCACTGTGCGGGCAGGTGTGGGTCGAAGGCAGCATCGCCGAGACCGTGCAGGCTGTCCGTCATGGGCGGGTGTACTTCTCGGCGAGTTCGCTTGATGCTCGGGGTTCTCGCGAGTGGCCCCCACCAAACGCCGTCCTTGTAGCCGAGCCGCTGAGTCCTTGGGCGCCGATGGTGGGCGCGGAGTGATGCTGTTGCTCCTGCTGATTGCCTGCGTCTCCGAATACGACCGAGGCTGCGAGTACGCGCGGACGTCGACGGCCTATGAGATGGGTGTGGCTGATGCCGAGGCCGGCCTGTCCGTCTGGGATGGCTCATGGCGTGGCATTGAGTGCAGCCCCCCGGAAGAGTTCGCGGAGGGCTGCTACACGTGTGCGTTCGAGATGTACGGCGAGGGCTACGCCTCGGTGCCTGCGAGGTAGTCAGCGACTGACAGCACCTTGGTCGGCTCGAGCCCACGAAGGTACTCCTCGACCGATGGTCCTTCGACCTCTTGCGCCATGATGTGGCCGACGATGGCCGCGCGGATCTCCGGATCGTTGCGCACCGCCTCGAGCACGAGTTCTGGCACGTTGGCCAGGGCCTCCTTCACCGCGTCGGCGATGGCGTCGGGCTCTTCGATGGAGCGGATGGCCAGGGCCTCGGCGTTCGCCGGGATGGTCACGGCGCTGATCTCCAGAAGCTCGTTCTGTGCCAGCACCATGCCGGTGGCTGCATGCTTCGGGTGGTTCTCGCCGAGTGCCGAGCGGGGGGTGACGCTGCCCGGCCGGAAGCCGACAGACACAGTGTTCAGCGTGCCGTTGCGGAACTGCTCCGCGACGGTGTTGGCGAGGGGGTTGTGGTCGCCCTCGTCGAACTTCGGACGGAATGTCAGCGCCTGCCCGATGCCTTCGATCTCCTCGACTCGGACGTCAAGCGCGCGTCCAACGGGTGGAGTGCTCGGGTCGTGCGCCCACAGCATCACCGGGTTTGCGTTGAAGTTGTCGAGAAGCCACGACTGGTCAACGATGTCGCCCATACGATCGCTCGTAGAGGTGCTGGCAATGATGCGCATCTCGCCATCGTCGCCATCTTGGCGGGTGAAGATGACATCAATTTCGCGCTTGAGGTGTCTCATGGGTCTACTCCAGCACCGGAATCAAGGTGCATCTGCAGTTTGCGTCTAGCGCAGCCGAACCGAACCCGCCCGGATAGCGTGCCCCCTCGCCTGTCGCCGTGTGGAACTCTTCGCCGACCTCGACCGTCTGCCCGTCGAGTGTACGGTGCGCGGCTCTGACTTCGCCATCGCGAGCGGTCAACCACTGCTTCTTGACCGGGAGGCCATCGGCAGCGGCTTGCCCGTATGCCTGCTCCGCGCCAGCGTTGACGAACCGGGTGGCCTCGGTCCGGGCAATCTGGAGCGACCGGCGGGCGCTGAACCCATACGAGCGCAGCAGGGTGTTCTGAACGTCGTTGACGCTCTGCCCTTCGGACAAGCCGGCGAGGATGGAGCGGATGACGTTGCCCTGCGTACTGGCCATGAAGATCGCAGTACTGCGCGTCTTCTCTTCGAGGTTGGCGAGCGTGGGGTCGAAGACGAGACGAGCGCCCATGCGGAGGGCTGCGGCACGGAAGGCCCGAACCAGCGCCGACCTCATAGGCAGGCGCAGCGCCTTGACGATGGCCGCCTCTTCTTCTGCGACGGCGAGGATGGCCAGGATTTGCTCATTGCTGAGCGCCTTCGTGGTGATGCCTCGCTGCTCGTCGGTTCGCCCTGCCACCTCTTCGATGCGCTTGGCGTAGCGGCGCACGGCGTCCCGAAGGTATCGCATCGTCGCAAGGTGCAGGTCCCGCTCTGACGGGGCGTGTACGGAGTCGATGAAGTTGCGCCACGTGTCGGCGCGCTCATTCTCGGTGCGGGGAAGGGCCTTGGTCTCTTCCTCGTTCTGTTCTTCGGGCTCCTCCTCCACAGCGGGCTCGGGAGCGAAGACCACGAACGCGTCCTCTGGTACCTCGATGCCCTCCATTTCGTAGGCTGCAACCGCGTCGATGCCGTTCATGATGTGCATCTGCACCCGTGACAGCCGTTCGGTGCGCGACTCTTGCAGCGCCTCTACCTCTGAGAAGTCGAAGACCACGACGTCGTTCGCCTCGCCGACTCGACGGGCAAGCCAAGTCAACGCGTCAGCGAGAGCCGCAGCGGGGCCACCACGCAACGACTCCCAATAGGTCTTCATCTGCTGCTGCTGCGTGGCGAAGTTCGCAGTGGGCAGCGACAGCCGGGCAGGCGGCACACTGAACGTGGCAAGGGTCGCGTCTCGTGTGTCGCTGCGCTGCTCGGAGAACTCGAGGTCTCGCGGGGTCGCGCTCACTGAATCGAACTTGACGCCGCTTCCAAGGATGAGGTACCCGCTGCCCTCGCTTGACCAGCGGCTGACTGCCTCCTTGACGCGCTTTACGATGGCATCGCCCCAGTTCGACAGGTCGCCATCTTGCGGACTGAACACGCCCTCGAGCCGCCCGCGCTTGGCGGCGTCCGCGGTCATCTTCTTGGCGGCGAGGTCTGCGGTCAGGTCTGCGTGCAAGGCGCGGATGGACCCCTCACCTACGATGGCCTCGATGCTGTCGGACCACGATGCGTTGCGCACGTGCAACACGTCTTCCCACTCGTAGTTGACGCTCCCCTGGTACTGGTAGCCCTGAATCTGACCGTCGCTCTGCGGCACTGGTTCGGTGCGGTTCGGGTGCATCCGAAGCAGGGACTGACCGCCTTGGATGAGGCTGTAGTGGTTGCCCGCGAGTTCATAGTCTACGACCGCCTGACGAATCCACTCGCGCCACGTTGTTCGCGTTGCGGGCCTGCTGATGATGGCGGTGACCGGGTGGTTCTCGACCTCTGCCCCGTTGCGCATGACCTTGATGGAGAGGCCGGACAGGTCGTCAGCTTTCGCGAGCACGCATGCTCGCACCCATGGGAAGGCGGACATTGCCGCCATGCTGTTCATGGTCGGGTACGACTGCACCGCGGGGCTGTCGGTGGCGAAGTCTGCGCCCGCCTGGAAGGTGTCGGGCTCGGTGAAGCGCAAGGCGCGGAGCATGCCTACGACGATCCTCGTCATGATGCCGGGTCGCTGTCGTACTGGAAGACTGCTCATGTATGCCTCGGTCGTTGTATGATACCTTGCGCATTGTAAGCGCCCGCTTTACAGTTTGCACGACTCACATACTCCCAGCGAAGGGGCTCCAGCATGGAAGCGAAAGAACTCGTCGATACCGTCGGCGCAATCAAGGCCAAGATCGACAGCGGCGAGATCGTCGGAAAGGCGGCGCTTGACACCGCCGTGACCGAGTTGAAGACCGCTCTGCGCGCCGACCAAGAGAAGCGCGCCAACCTCGCGCAGACTCGCCCGCTCGGCGACGATGAGCGCAAGCTGTCGAAGTACCTGCCCGTCGATGAGGCAGACATCAAGGAGCAGCCCCGTTCGTTCCACGTGAACAAGGACGTCGGCGGCTTCCAGGTCAAGCACGCCGAGTTCACAGAGGGCAAGGGTGACAGCTTCGGCCTGCTCGATGACCCGAACCCCGTCTGCGATTGGCAGAAGGAACTCCAGGGCCTCGTGACCGCTCGGAACATCGTGCGCGCTGCTCGCGGCAATCGCCGCGGTGCGGGTGACTCGCCCATCTCCGACCGTCGGATTGCCCGCCACATGCGGAGCGCACCCGACATGGTGAAGCGCATCTTCAACGATTCCTCAGGCGTCGGCGCCGAGTGGATTGACGATGTGATGTTGCCCGACCTTCAGCGCACGCTGGAGCTCGACCGCCGCCTCGAGGCCAACTTCGGTGTTGTCAACGTGCCCGCCTCCGGAAATCTGCTGATTCCCTTCCAGACCACCGGCTTCCGCCCGTACCTGTCGGGAACGAACACCACCGACGACCCGGCGCAGTACACCGCGTCCAGCGTCGTCACCGCGCAGCGCACCTACGCTCCGGTGAAGATTGCGGTTCGCGCCGTCATCGACGAAGACGCCAGCGAAGACAGCCTTCTGGCAGCCATGCCGCTGCTCCAGGCGGAGATTTCCAAGGCCATCACCGACGGCAAGGAAGACTGCATCATCAACGGCGACACCGCCGCCACTCACCAGGACGCCATCGCATCGTGGAATGCTCGCAGCCGATGGGGCGCCACTGGCCTCGGCGGAAGCGGCGACCACCGCAAGAGTTGGATTGGCCTTCGTGCCCGCGCGTACGACGTCGGCGCCACGATCGACCAGTCCGCGGCGAAGACCGCCGCCGGCTTCCGCGCCGCCCTCGTGGCGATGGACTCCCCGCACTTCCGCGACGACGTGATGTGCGTGGTGTCCCCCGAGTACCTGATCGAGACCATGTTCGGGTTCACGCAGACCGAGACCCTGGACACCTTCGGCCCGGGTGCCACCATCCTCTCGGGGCAGCTCGCCAGCCTGTACGGGTACCCGATCGTCGTGTCCGAGTTCATGACGAACGACCTGCACACGACCGGTCTCTACACCGGTTCCAGCGCGACGACCGGGTTCGCCCTGGTCAACCGCAGCCGCTTCCGCATGTTCCGCAAGCGGGGCAACCGCGTACGCATGGCGACCGACATCACGCGCGGTGTCGTCAATCTCGTCGGCGACGAGCGCACCCTGTTCGACACGTTCGACGCGGCTGCCACCAAGAACGTTCACTTCAGCTTCAACCTGTAGGGGTTCACGATGTCCATCCAAGCACGCATTCAGGCGTCCATTGCTTTCCCCGTGGCCATCGCGGCCGGTACCGACGAGGTTTGGTATTGGACCAACCCGCACCCCGGCACGTGGAAGGTCGAGTCGATCTACTTCACCCCGGGCACCGCGCGCACCGCTGACCCGACGAACTACACGACCTACTCGGTGAAGAACGAGGCGACTGAGATCGCCACCGCCGACACCACCGCGGTCTCCCTGGTTCTGCTGACTCCGATCGCCATGACCCTCAGCGGTACCGGGTCCTCGCTCGAGGTCGCCCAGGGCGACACGATGCAGTTCCTGAAGACCGACGCGGGCACCGGGCTTGCGCTCGACGGCTCGTTTGAGGTCTCGCTCGTTCAGGTCAAGGTCTGATGGCTGTCCTGCGCAACAACGGGGCGCGGTACTCTGCGTCTGGTCGTGGCGCAGAACTCGTCGAGTGGCTGCCCGGTCAAGAGCGGGAGGTCACCGACGAGCAGTGCGCCTACCTGCTGGAGACCTTCCAGCAGTTCTCAGTCGTCGCCGTGGTGCAAGCCTACAAGCCTGCGCCCGTCGTCGACAAGGGGCCGGACGTCGCTGCCATCCTGTCGAACGCCCGTCAGGCTGTGCAGGACATCTCGCTGGGTAAGCATGACTCGGCGCTGGCTGCCCTGAAGGCAGCCGAAGGCGAACGGAGCAAGCCGCGACGTTCGATTCTGAAGGCGATCAAGGAGCGCGGCTCGTTCCTGGGGGTGTAGGTTGGCGCTCATCACAGCAGCGGAGGCGCGCGTCTATATCCCCGGGCTGACCAGTACCGGCGAGGACACGAACCTCGACACGCTGATCGGTCGTGCTGACTCGGTGATGGCTGCGTGGTGCGGCTTCCCTCCTGCCTCTGCTGGAGCGGATCCCACCCTGGAAGACGTCACCTATACGCACTACTTCGACGGTCCGATGACCGGCGACGGCCGCGCGTTGATGCTTCAGGTCGTGCCCGTGGCCTCTGTCACGACGGCGAAGACCGACACCGGCGGTGACTGGGCATACGCCACGACCATCGGCAGCGGAGACCGCACGCTCGACGGTGTGCGTGGCTTCCTGTACGTGAACCCCGATGCCTCTGACGGCTGGGTGGTCGGGAGCCGCGCAAACGAGGTCGTCTATGTGGCTGGGTACGCGACCATCCCGGGCGCCATCAAGCACGCATGCGGTGTGCTCGTTGCCCATTGGTGGCGGCTGCGAAAGGAGCGCGGTAAGTCCTCGGTGTCTGCCGGCGGCTCCAACGTGAACACCCGCGATGAGACGCTGCCCGATGAGGTGAAGCAGATCCTCTCCCCCTTCCGCCTGATGGATGGCTTCATTGGCTGAGTCCTTCGAAGAGTGGAACAAGAAGCTCATCACGTTCGGCGCGCTGCTGAAGGTCGGGGTTCAGAACTCCCTGGAAGGGGCCGCCCTTGTCGCCGAGCGTGCGGGCAAGGTGAACGCCACCCGAAAGCTGAACGTCCGCAGCGGTCGCCTGCGGTCGAGCATCCGCGCGGAAGTCCGCCCCGGGTTCGTGCTCGCCCTGATGGCAGGCAGTCAGAAGGACGTCAAGTACGCCGCGCTTCAGGAGTGGGGCGGCACTGTCAAGCCGAAGAAGTCGCGACACCTCGCGATTCCGCTGCCCGCTGCCCGCACTGCTGCCGGCGTGTCTCGCTACCCGTCGCCCCGCGCTGTGCCCGGCTTGTTCTTCCTGAAAAGCAAGGCCGGAAACCTGCTACTGGTCCAGCGTGACGGGGACAAGATTCGCCCGATGTACGTGCTCAAGGACCGCGTGACGGTACCGGCTCGACCCTACCTGCGTCCCGCCCTCGAGACAGCGCGCAAGTCGTTGATTCCCGAGCTCCAAGACATGATGGTCCAGGCGGTGCTCCCCAATGGCTAGCACCATGTCAACGCTCGCCGACCGCATCCGCACGGTGCTTCGTGGCATCGATGCTACGGGTTCGTACACGTACAACCTCAGCATCGACGCCGACCAAGTGGACTACGGCGACAGCCAGGACCGAACGCCGCCCGCCGTCCGCATCACGTCGCTCGGTCTGGACTCCGCTGAGGCGGTCACCCTGACGCGCTACTCGCGCACCGTGACGGTGAACCTGATTGGCTGGGTGCCGGTGTCAGCAGACAACCCAGGCGAGCGGATGAAGGCAGCCTCTGACCTCGCGAACGACATTCATCTAGCCATCGAAGCCGACCGCATCGACGGCGGTGCCGGCACGCTCGGTGTGCTCACCACGTCCGTCGTGGTCGAGTCCGACGTGCTCGACGGCAACAGCCTCATGCTTGACGGCTGCGGCGCAGTGGCCGCGCGGGTTACCATGTCGTATCGCTCGACGACGGGGGTCTGATGAGCTGGTATGACGACACATTCGAGAACCGCTGGCCAATCATGTCCGATGGCTCTGTGGATACGGAGTGGCAGATCGCCATCCCGTCGAATTGGGATTGGTTCTGGGACAACGTACAGGATACGACGAACGGCTATGACATCGTGATCTGTCAGGGCGACGGGGAGACCCTGCTCACCTTCGACTTGTCGGGGTTCAACCACTCGACGAAGACCTGCACCATTCGATGGAACGACACGGCGACCGGTAGCACGCACACGGTGTGGTGGATCTACTGGAACAAGGCCAGCCCGTCCGACTTGTCGGGGTCTCCGACCACAGCGACCCCGCAGACCGCGCTCATCAGCCTCGTTGACCCGCTATCGAATGCGGACACGTTGGACCTTGGGCCTGAACGACCGGGCTCCACTGCCCCCGCGAAAGAGATTCAGAAGGTACCGGGTGAGGCGAAGATGGTATGGGCACGACTGCCCCCGTCTCTCTCGATGGACCGGATGCACGGGAGTGCTGGCTCTCAGAAGCTGTACGAGGTCGGGGTGTGGAGCTTCTTCGTATTTCAGGCAGGCGCCGACGCCAGCCTGGACACCCCCAGCGGGAACAGGATCGTTGAGGACCGCGAAGGGAATACATGGGTCGGCGCGTGGCTGACTCTTATCGGTTGGACCGATGGCGACGACTACACCGGCCAGATTGCCGTTCTATTGGGTAGCGCGTCAAACGAGGTCGGGGTCACGATTCAAACCAATTTCATCATAAGATCGCGCGATGCGAGTGAGGCATAGACATGGCACAGCCACAAACATCCTTCGGCGGCTCCATTGGCCTTGCAGAAGAAGTCACCTACGGAACCGCGGTAGCCCGCACGAACTGGCTGGAGATCGTGTCTTGCACGCTCGACCGCGAGATCGACTACCAGCCTGAGCCCACGCTCGGGCGCATCGGCGATGCGGGTCGCGTACCTCGCCGGAAGTACGTGGCAAGCGACAACAGCGGCGGTGAGATCGAATGGGTCATGGCCTACGATGACTCGACCCTGATGATGATGAAGCACGCCTTCGGTGGTGTGTCCACCACGGGATCGGGACCGTACACGCACACCTGCACCCTCGCTGCCCTGCCGATCGGCCTGACCATCGAGAAGGCGATCAACTCGTCGAAGGGCGAGGTCTTCGAAGGCTGCAAGATCACAGACCTCACGGTCAGCATCGATGCGGGCGGGCTGATGATGGGCCGCGCGTCGATCGTCGGAGAGACCTCTGGCGGGCTGGTGTCTTCTGGGACCCCGACCTACACGAGCGCGCTCGAGGAGGTCAAGCACCACCAAGCCGGGCAGTTCTCTTTCAACAGCGTCAGCTACGACATCAGCAGCATGTCGGTCACTCTTGCGAACGGCGTCGATCGCCGGCAGGTGCTTGGTTCGTCCTTCACGAAGGAGCCGACGCCACAGGGCAAGCGCGAGGTCACCATGTCCGTGACCTATGAGTACATCGCCGACACCCCGCACACTGCGTTCCTCGCCGGTACGGAGTCCGATGCGGCGATCACCTTCACCGGCACAGGCAACAACAGCTTGGCCATCACGCTGCACAACGCGTACATCACCAGCGTCGCAACCCCTGTGCAGGGTCCGGGCATCGTCACGCAGACCATCGAACTGCGCGGGCAGTCCGACGGCTCTGACCTCGGTCTCTCGTTCGTCTTCATCAATGACAACGTGACGGCGACCAGCAACTAGCCACCCCAGACAGGAGGGCACCGCCGTGTCCATCATCAAAGCAATTGCAGAAGCAGCACGCGAGGACGTCGAGATTGGCGCGCTCGTGTGGCGTATCCGTGCCGTTGAGCCGTACGACCTCCTTGAGCACGGCCAGCCGGGGCTGATGATCATGAAAGAGGTACTTGACCCGGGCGGCAAAGACAAGCCGGCGAAGGACTTCGACATGCTACGCATGAGCAAGGCGCAGCGCGAGAAGGGGCGCAAGGCACAGAAGGCATTCGACGCCTTGGTGTGCGCCGCAGTCACGCACGTGCGCGCATCGGATGAAGACGACTTCACTCCGATCAAACTGGTACCGCGCGAGCCGATGGCGAACGAAGACGACGGCATCCTGTGGATTGGCACCCTGCCACCCGGGACGGCGCAGATCCTCATGGGTCGCGTCTTCAATCTCTCCGTTCCTGCGGAGGCCGCTGAAAGGCTGGCGACGTTTCGCGGAAGACCCAACGCGGATAGCGATGCTGCATAAGGTGGCCCGCGCTTACGGCAAGTGGCCGCACGAGGTGATGCAGTTGAGCGTCGAAGAGCAGAACATCGCCTTTCTCTGCGTGCTCACCCATGATGCGCACGTGGCATCCATCATGAAGGACGGCGGGGCATTCCCTGTTGTCGACCTCGCCAGGATGGTCTGACATGGCAAGCCGCGCAACAGCAGAGGTCATCCTCGTCATCAAGGATGAGGCATCCAAGAAGCTCGTGCAGGCGTCAAAGAACGCCAGCCAAGCAACCAAGGGCTTCCAGGAAGCTGCGGCCACAGCGGGGCGCGTGGGTGCTCTTGCGTTCACCGCTGCGGCTACCGCTGCGGTGTCGGCGAGCGCGTCGATCATCGCCCTGACGGCTGACGTTGCTGCTGTGCGCAATGAGATTTCGGACATGGGGGCACGAACCGGCGTCACGAACCGGACCCTTGCAGGGCTGAAGTTGGCGGCTGAACGGTCGGGCGAGGACTTGTCATCTCTGAACGAGGTGTTGAACCCGCTGGTGGCAAAGCTGGGACAGGTACGGCAGGGCAGTGCTGGAGCAGAGGAGTCCTTTGCATCGTTTGGCATTCAGATCCGAGACGCGAACGGTGAGCTCTTGTCGAATGACGACGTGCTCAAGAACGTTGCTGCGGGCCTGCAAGGCATCAAGAACCCGTCAGAGCGGGCATCCGCCGCCGTCGCCATCCTTGGCGAGAGTGGCGGGAAGCTGAATCAGATCCTCGGCGATGCATCGCTCGAGACCTTCGTGGACCAAGCCGAACGCTTCGGCACCGACGTCGGTCCGGAGGCGTCAGCATCCGCCGCAGCGTGGCAGGCGTCGATGGCAGACCTGTCGCTCGTGCTGTCGGGTGCAGCGTCGGACCTCTCCGACTTCTTCAACATCACCGGGAAGCTCGATAACTTCGTGCTGGGCTTCGTCTTCGTCAAGGAGGTAGCGACCGAGGCGTTTGCATCTATCGGCGGGCAGATCATCGCGCTCGGCAAGGCGATGGAGAAGGTGTTCGCCGGCGACCTCGTGGCCGCTGCCAAGATCGCAGACAAGGCCATGTTGGACTTCGGCGACACCGAAGACGAGGTCCTTGACCGCATCATGCGGAAGGCGGAGAACAGCACGAAGGCGTTCGCGCAGAACCGCAAGGCCCTGCGAGAAGGCGGCGGCACGGCTTCCACTGGTGGCGCTGGCGTCGGCGGCGCTGGTCGCAGGAACGTCAACGCCGCGAAGTCAGCGACCGACAAGGCGGAGGAGGCAGCACTCAAGGCAGCCGAGAAGGCAGCCGCTGACCAGCTGAAGCTTGCACAGGAGAACTACGCCACGTTCAACCAACTGGTGGAAGACGGGTTCAACGCCCAGCTTGCAGCGGCGAACGCGGCCGATGAGGCAGCCACCGCACAGGCAGCGGAGAACTTCGCGCTCTTCAACAAGCTGGTAGAGGAGGGGCTTGACAGGCAGTTCGAAGAGAGCGTCAAGGCGGCGGAGGAGGCGGCCAACGCGCCCACCCGCATGCAGCAGTCAGCGGAGGGCATCACCAATGTGATCTCGGTGATGGAAGGCGGGCTCACCTCCATCCTCGCCGCCATGGGTCCGGCCGGCGCTATCGCTTCGTCCATCATCGGCCTGCTGTCGAACCTCGATGGCTTCGTTCAGGGCCTCATCGACAGCATCGACGACATGATTGTCGGCTTGGTCGAGTCGCTGCCCACCGTCATCTTCGAACTCATCCCGCAGCTCGTGCAGATGATTGTGCTGGAGCTCCCGCTCGCCATCGCCGAGGCCATCGACACCGTGTTGAAGCGGCTGTTCAAGGTCTTCATGCCGAAGGAGTCCAAGAAGGCGGAGAACCTGGAAGCCCGACGCGCCAAGCAGAGCGCCAAGCTGGCGGACAAGTTCGGCACCACCGAGTCATTCCGTGACCGTGGCTTCTTCGTGCGGCTGCTCGGCAACATGTTCGCCAACGAGGAGCCCAACAGCGGCACCGAGGGCTTTGCGTCGGGTGGCTTCATCTCATCGAGCGGCATGGCAAAGGTCCACCGTGGCGAGCGCATCGTGCCGCAGAACGGCGTCGTGCCCTCGTCGGGGATGGGCGGCATGGGCAGCAGCACCAACGTGAACCTGACTATTCATGTGACCGGGCTTCTCGATCCGGCGGGTGCGGACAGGTTGGTCGAGCAGTTGAACCGGTACATCGGACCGCGCGGGTTCGGCATTGCGAGCGTGAGCTGATGGGCAACCCGACGATCTGGTACTACCCCGACACGAGCGGCACCGTGATTGAGATCGACCTCGCCGACGTGTCTGACCTCGAGGTCTCGACCGAGCAGTTCCGCACGACCGCGGAGGGGTTGAACGGCTCCATCCGGACAACGAACTACGGCGTGCGTCATCGGCTGCGGCTGGTACGCGCCCGATTCAACGGACAGAACACCGCGGGCGAGGACTTGGTGATTGCCTTGCGCACCCTTGAGAGCCACCTGAAGAGGGGCGGGCGGTTCGGGTTCGCGCTCGACAAGGACAAGGCATGGGCGGCGTTCTTGAAGACGCGGTACGCCAGCACAAAAACGGTGCTTCAGACGAACGGCAACAACTTCTTCAACACGTCGGCGACCCTCGTATCAACTGACATTGTGGTGCTTCAGAGCGCCAACCCAGAGGGCACGGTCGAGTATGCCCGGGTGAGCAGCCTGAGCGGGGACAAGATCACCCTTGCAGCCGGGTTGCGAAACCCCTTCATGAACCCGCCGGCCGTCATCAGACACCGCGACTTCTACCCCGTGATGCAGTTGAACCCGGCGTCGGTCGATGGCTCGATCATCACGACCGATCAGCGGTACAACTACACGCTGGACATCGACGCCGTTGAGGACGTCGACAGCCTGTTCAAATACAGCGGCTTCGCTGGCCAACTCACCGGCAGCAGCAGCACAAGCGGCTCGAGGTCGCTGTCCCTGGACACAGCAATCAAGCGAGCAAAGGAAGGGGTCGGGCTCGGTGTTGGTGGTGACGATGGCGGACTGCCGAAGGGCACGAGGCTCAACCGCTGATGGCATGGTCGCCCCGATTCGCTACGGACTTGAAGCACGGCACCATCGCGCCGAACTTCATCGTGCGCGGCATCAAGACCGCGGAAAGCCCCGGGCCTGGGTGGCAGGTCGGTGGCCCCGTGGCGGCGTTCGGTTCGGGCATCGTGCAAGGTGTCACCGTGTCCGGGTCGCGCGTCTCCACGAGCGACTGGAGCGCCACGACGGGCGGCATCAGCGTCCGGTTGATTGGGGACTTGTCGGGGCTGCTGCCTCGCATCCATCGCGGTCAGGTCGTCGAAGTGTTGGCCGGCTTCCCGGGGTACTCGGAAGCCGACTATCAGCAGATCGCACTGGGTCAGGTGTACGATCTGACGCGTCAGTCAGATGCGCGAGAGTACACGCTGACCCTCCGCGATATCTGGGCAGCCCTGTCGAGTAGGATCTCTACATCGGCGGATGAGTTGTCACTGTTCGCAGGGCTGTCCTCCACTGCCACCACCGTGAAAGTGAACTGGACCGGTGGCGGCACGATCGACATCACCCGCAGCACCGAGTTTCCAAAGGAGACCGGCGGGAACGGTGCATTCAGCGTGGTAGACAACAGCGGGGCCACGTTCTATGTGACGTGGAGTTCATCGGTAGCCCTGACGCCGGGGCGGCGGTACACCATCGTCAGCGCAAACGCACTGAACACGACTTCAGCGAACGCCGATGCTGGCAACGCCGTACAGGCGATTGGCTACATCGACGACGAGCCGCCCGATGTGGTGCGGAAGATCATCGCCAGCACCGGAGCGGGCACGAACGGCGCCTATGACACGCTGCCGGCTGACTGGGGCATGGGCCTGCCCGACCGCTTCATTGCGCACGACGACATCAAGCGAACGCTGAGGTACACGCGGACCGTGTCGGGCAGCAATGACTGGGAGGTGTGGAGCTCGACGTCCCAGGCCAACCCTGCCGCTTGGCTGTTCGGCATCCTGAAGCCAGCCGGCTACTTCCCCGCCATCGTTCAGGGCCAGATGACTGTGCGCGCTGCGGTCAACCCGGTCGAGACGTCCGCCTACTTGCTCGAGCCGACGCCGCGGAATGACGTGCCGCACCTCAACGATTCCATGCTGACGCGGCAGCCGCTGTCCTCGTGGTCAGCGTGGAGCCCGGACCATGGCGTCGAGTACTACCGGGTCACGGTGCAGACGACGGGCTCGACGGTCAGCAGCGAGGAGGTCGTGGGCGCGATGCCTGCGGAGGACACATACACCGTTGAGATTGGCGACTACATCCCGGCGAACAAAGGCAACTGGATGGACTCCACGCGCGACCGGTTGCGGGTGTGGCTGCAACGCGTGCCGGAACGCTTCTCTGTCAACCTCGTCGACATGGCGATGGCGGGGCATGCGATTGGTTCGGTGCCGTTCGTCACCAGCGCGGTGCTGCATGGCCGCATCGCGAAGACAAGCGACGGTCTGCACAGCGTGCCCGCGCTCGTTACTCAGATGGCGATTGAATGGCAACAGCGTACAATGACCCTGACGTTTGAGATCGTCTCTGATTCAGCGTCCGACTTCTAGGGGAACCCCATGGCCCAGACCTTCAGCAACGCGAACGAGATCCTACGGTTCGCCAACGACTCAACGATCGGTGAACTCACAGAGGTCGCCTTTGCGGCGGATGCCCGCTCCTGCCTTGTCCAGTTCTTCGATTCCGGTGGCACGGTCGGAACAGCCGGGAAGGTTGCGCTCGTAGGCGTCGACGGCGCAGCCATCGGTGCGGACTACATCACGGTTGGCGCTGACGCTACGTTGTCGCTTACGCTGTACGGGGATGACAGCACCGAGGCCATCCTCAAGATCTACGTGGCATCGAGTGTCGCCAGCGGCATCGTCGAGATCGTCAGCAGCGAGTTGCCGTAATGCCGCCCCGCATCAAGCAGCATCCGAAGACCCTCGCGCGTGAGATGCACTCGCTCGACCCTGACGCGTGGAACGCGGAACAGGTGACGGACTGGACGTTCTCTCTCACGGGTGGGAAGCTGCGCGCCACGTACGCCGGCAACCCGACGGCGGTCGATTGGAACTACAACGGCGGCGTACAGGTGGAGACGGGCGCTATCCTGGTGGGCCGTGAGCTCACCCAGGGCATGGCTGTGTCGCTGAATGGAGTAAGCCACGCGCTAGCTGTTGCCATGGACCACGACCAGCCATCCGTCAACGGAATCGGGGTCGGGGTCGGCATCATCAACGCGTCAACGTTCGCCGCTGCAACCGAGTGGATGGCGGTGGTGAACGAGCGAGACGGAGCCACGACCCTGACCATCCGCGACGAGAGTGACGCCGCGGAGTTCTCGGTGGGGGCTGCCGTGGCTCAGGCCGACTACAACCGGGTGAGTTTCAGCGGTTCGATCATCGATGGGCTGTGGCAGATTGTGCGGCGTGGCAGTGATGACGATGTGATCGGCCAGAAAAACAACCGCTTCGCTGCATTCGTCGATCTCGACGGTCAGAGATGGTGGCTTGCGTTGTTCTTTGTGTCCACTGCGGGAGCAGACGGGACCGTCGATGTCACCCGTGCCGCTAGCATCGGGCAGCGCGCGGGACTGTTCACCTGATGGCACACCTCATCGCAAAGACAAACGGCAGACCAGCGACGGCAGCCATCACAGCGCTCATCGTCGCCGAGTCGGGCGGGTTTGCGCTGTTGACGTACAGCCCGCCACATCCAAGGCTTCCGCGCGGATGGGAGAAGGTCGAGTCGGGGGCGGCCGACCTGCCAGATGCCGCGCACGATCGAAAGTTATCCAGCGAGGCTATCCGCCTTGCGCTGTTGAACAAGGCGGACCCATGAGCCTCCTGACCGACGAAGAGAAGCAGCTTCCGCGAGACGAGAAGCGCGCACTCCGCAAGCAACGCCGACACGAGAAGTGGGGCGGACCCGTGCCGCCGTGGGTGGTCCGCGTTGCCGACGTCACCAAGACCATCGCCCAGAAGGCCACCGTCATTCTGGTCACGGCTGCGACCGAGGCAGTCAAGGCGGCAGCGGTCGCGACTCTTTCGGGCGGCAAGGCCCGGCACGAGTTTGCAGTCGACCGGCTTCTCGAATCCGCGAGGACTCACGCAACCCCACTCGCCCGCGCCGAAGCTGCGGGACTTGTTGAGGACGTGTTCAGCGTCCTCGAAGACGCAGGAGACATCTGATGCCCGACGACACCCTACCCCCGCCTGCTGCTGCCCCCGCCAAGGCCACCGACAAACAGAAGTGGTCCGCCGCTCTGGCCGCTGTCGCGGCTGCTGCTGCGCTCGGCTACACGATGCTGACCGGCGAGACTCTACCCGCTGCTGACTGCCCGGTGTGCCCCGTCTGTGAGGAGGCGCCCGCTGTCGAGCCGGAAGCGCCGAAGCCCCCGGAAGCCGCGCCGGTTGAGGCGGAGTAATGGACGCGTTCCGCAAGCTGTGCGTCAAGCAGACGAGTCCTGGAGGGATGCGGTGTCCGTGCTGTCGCTACTCGCATGGTGACAAGAGGCGCGGACGAAAGCTTGCACGGACGCAACTCAAAGCCCGCGACCGCCAGGAGGTGTGGCAGTGACCCGCTACGCCCAACAGGTAGCCGATGCGCTGCTCGACCTCACCGAAGCACGCGAGAAGGGCGCCAACACGTTCGCGGTTCGTGGCGTTGATGATGTCCTGTGCTCACCGGTCACGGAGGCCACCCGCTTCGCACGCGACCTTGCCCGGTCCGGAGCGCTGAACCATCCGCCTGCGCCACCCGTTGGAGTGCAGTGGTTGCTACCGTGACCCCGACCGCCGTCATCCTCGTGGCCTCGCTGTGCGTTGCGGCGTGGCTGCTGTACCTGACCCGACTGGATGACCCGCCATGATTGCACCCGGACTGACTGACAGCGAATACGCAGCCCTCCCCCTGTCGGCGCGCATCTACGCAGCGGCTGCGCGCTTCCTGGGCATGCGCTACGCCACGCGGGACAGCGACGTGCGCTACCCGTACCACGCGGGCACGTTGCCGGAGTCCCGGGTGGGCGGCGATCGGGTGAACTGCTCGCCGATGACCACCGCGATCCTGATGGCGGTCTACGACAAGCCATGGACCCCCGACGACTACGGCGACCTCGTTGTGTTCGCCGAGTCGCTACAGCGGTACCCCAAGGGAGACAGCCCCATCCGAGCCCTTGAGAGATACGAGATTGCACAACGCATCCCCGCGTTCACGTCTGGTGACTGGCACCTGGTGCAGTACTGGAATCGACGGGACGCCAACGGGCACGCAGTTGCTGCGGGTGGTGGGCACTCGGTGCTCGTGTACTTCGAAGGCTCCGACTGCTGGACGCTCGAGGCCACATCGAAGGGCGGCATTGGGCCGAAGTTCAGCGCCAAGAAGCCCCGCGACTTCACGCGGAAGGCGCTGCTGCATATAGCGCGTTTGTGGCCCTGATGGGGTCTAGCGACCGCGCGAGCAGCGGCGTACGATTGGGAGGCGGGGATGAGTCAGGATGACGTCAGGGAACTACGCGGGGAGCTCGGCAAGTTGCGGGAGGTTGTTGCGGGACACACGCAGCAGCTCAGCAACGGCGAGCAGTTCCGGCGCGACCTTGACGCGCTCAAAGCCATCGGCGCAGACCGGCGAATCTTTCTCATCGAGGGCGACATGAGCGCACTGCAGGAATCTCACACCGAGCTTGACCACGCGGTCAGAAACATCACCGGCCACTTTGACGGGATGGCAAAGGAGATCGCCACCGAGCGCGCAGAACGCAAGGCGGCCGACGAGGCGTCCAAGCAGGTCGAGAAGACTGCGATCGGCTGGCTGAAGGTGAACTGGGTGGTTGTCGTCGTGGCGCTGCTTGTCGTCCTGACCATCATCGACGCGCTACAGGACGACCTCGATACCATGGATGTCGTCGAACAACTCGAGCAACGCGGCGTGAAGTTGGCGCCCACGCCGTGATTGAAGCGGTCGCCGGCGGCTGTGCCGTTGTCGGCATTGCGATCGTGCTCGTGCTCTTGATGCTGGCTGGGACGGGTGGCGGCCCTAGGAAGTGACCTTCCATTACGAGGATGACTTTCATCGCCGCACCTCCAGCAACGCCAGGGCTACGGCGTGGGCGAGGTGGGCCTTCCCTTCGACACAAAGCCCCACCCCGACAGAGACGTCGTCATCGGGCACCTCCGCGAGTCGGGCGCTCACGAGAACCCCCGCAGCAGCACTGGTGCGGGGCCTCCACGTGCTCGGTATATAGCCACCGCCAACTCGTCAATCCTGCCGACGCCCCCGCACGCACGGCACGGTGGCGCGTCGCTGCGCTTGCAGATGCACTCGCCATCGTAGCTAACGCACACAGCCTCGTGCTCCGGCTTTGGAGGCTCGATCCCCTTGCAGTGCGGGCAAGTCACCCAACCATCGACATCACTCGTCATCGAGCACCTCCTGATTGTCGAGCCAACGCCACCTCGGCAGCGTCGAGCCACAACGTCTCGCCGGGTACGTGCTCGTCGATGATGTCGATCGCCTGCAATAGCATCGCCCGCAGCCGCTCGACCTCCGCTACAAGGTAGCGGTTGGCCGACGCCTGCAACGCCACGTCAACGGGCGGCGGCTTGTCTTCCGCCCGCAGCCGCTCAACCTCCGCGCACTTCGCGTCGTAGGCGGTGAGGAGGGCGGGCATGGAGTCCACCCGCGCTCGCCACATTGGTGGGAGGTCGGCAAGACGGAACCACACCACGTCGCACCCTTGCGCCTCGCAGCCGTCAACAGAGCCGGTGACAGCATCTGGCGGCACGTGGCAGGCACACGCCTCCCGCATCCGCCGCAGGTCGTCTTTGGTCAGGTCACTCATTGGGCACCTCACTCTCCTGCAACCACTGCCAGTGCTGCTCCGCGGTCTTCGGGCACCACCCGATGGCCTTCCCGATGGCGACCCAATCGGCACCCTCCGAGAGCATGCGCTCGATGGTGGGGACGTGGCCCTGCTGGACGAGGCCGAATTTCAAGGTGAGGCCGGCCTCGTTGAGGAGGTCGTCGAGGGTGGGGTCACTCTTCATCAGCCACCTCCTTCCAAGCGGCGTCAGCGTCCTCGTCCGCCCGACACACTTCGACTTCCACGTCCTCCTCGGCTGCCCACCCGATGAGCCACCTGTCGTACTCTTCGTGGTCGTGCTCGTCGCAGAAACGCTGCTGCTTCTCGCACCATTCCGGGTCGGTGTAGACGACCACGGTGTAGCGCCCCATCTCTCGGTGCCCGCAGTCCACCGCGTCGATGAAGTCTTCCATGGCGTCACAGATGACGGCGTCACGGTCGGTGCCGCATCGGAGCGGGTACTCCTCGTCTGCTACGACAGCGGCGTAGCTACTCATCGCTCACCTCCCCAACCACTTCCGCCGCGGGGGCGGGGAGCGGGACGTCTTCCTTGCAGAGCTTCCGCCAGTCCTGGGAGGAATGACCGCTGAAGCACCAGACTCCAGCGCGTTCGCCGAAGTTGTAGCTCTTTACGTCCAGGTACCGCTCGGCCGCCTCACGGCTGAAGAACGGCCCGGTGATGCAGTGCGCCACCTTGGAGCGAGACGGCCAGCCGGACTCGGCACAGTCGTCGGTGTGGTGCGCCATACCGTCGGGGTCGACGATGCCCCACCACGGGAAGGCCGTCCCCTCGGCGTCTGGCACCCGCACGGCCTGGGGCTTCGGCTTGCCCGCTTCCCACTCCGCCAGGAACTCCTCGTAGCCCGGGTCCTTGATGGGAAAGCCTGTCTCCCCGCAGTCCGCACACGTGCCGTCCTGGTAGCCGTCGGGCGTCTCGGGCTGGGGCTCGATGTTCTCGTGGCGGCAGCCCGAGATGACGTCCGTGTTCAGGACCGGGAGGCTTGCGCCCACAGAGGCCGAAGCGTCTGCGGGTCGCCCCCGAATGCCCGTGGCTTCACGCAGTTCCTGGTGCTCGTGAGCGATCACTTGGTCTAGGTCGCGCATGTCGAACGGTAGGCCACAGGTGTTGCAGTTCATGAAGTGCTCGGGCAGGGGCGTCTCGGGCACCTCTTGCAGGCGGGAGAGGAGGGCAGTGGCGTGGTTTACGTCCATGTCGGTCGTGGAGCCGTCGATTGCATGAGCGTCCATCAGGCGCATCGCGCACCCCCGTGCCAACCGCACCACCTCACGCGGCACAGCCACCCAGCCGGGCGGGAGGACGGGGGCGCCTTTGTGGGTCGGCGACCCGAACCCGCACCGAGGGCATCCGGGGTTTGCGCAGCGGTTGGTGTCGGTGCAGTTGTCGATGGGGTTCATGTTGTCTCCAGCGAAAGAAGGTTCACAACCACAGCGCCCTCGGGCGTGAGGTTGACTCTGGACGGGTAGCGGCCCTTGACGGCGACGAAACCCTTCGCCTCAAGGCCGCGGGTCTGGTTGTGACAGTTGTTGGTGGTGAGGTTGGCCGCCCTGGCGAGCATCGAGACCGTGCAGCCGGACCGCGACACAAGCAGGGCAAGAAGGCTTCGCTGCCGGCTCGTGACCGTTCGGTCTAAGATCGTCCGGAGCATGTCGGTGTGGAGGGTCACGCCACACCCCACCGGCGACAAGCCCACGACAGCGCAGACGCGCCAGCGAACGAGCGCGGAGTGATGAGCGCGCCACGGGTCAGGCACCACGCTTGCAGGTACGCGTTGGCCTGTCTGGCCACCGGGGCTTCGTCGATGCGCGCAAGCATGCACGCTGGGATTGCGGGGGTCATCGTCTCATCTCCGTCAGCGGGTCGCATTGGCACCTGTCCATGTATGGCTTGCCCATGTGCGGGTCGCACACATCAAGGCAATGGAGGGCTTTGGCTTCTCTTTTGAGGTCGCCATCTCCGGCGGCCATGAGTGAGACGGCAAAGACCGCGGCGACGACGACCACAAAAGTGATGCCAACCAGAAGCCCCAGCCTGTCCATGGCGTATTCGGTCATGACGTCACCTCGTCCAGCATCATCAGCAACTCAACGTCGCGGCGGTTGCGCTCGAGCAGCAGCCCGCGACGGGACGGGTCCAGCCAGTCGCCCACCGGGTCCTCGCTGCCTTGCTTTCCCTCGCCAAGATACGCCTCGCAGATGGCGCCGAACGAGCGCCCACGCCTTGGCATCCCCCGCCCCATCACGTCGATGCTTCGTGAGCTCCCGCCACGTGAGAGCGTCCAGGGGATGGCGTCCCGCAGCTTGCGCAGCACCTTGGCGGTGGCGGGTGCGGACTTGCCCCAGTTGGCATCGGTCATCGCAGCATGAAGCAGCCGGCAGACGGAGCGGTGGAGCAACGGAAGGTCGTAGTGGTTGCCGTTCGCCGTCACCCATTCGATGCTGTGCGCGTAGTCCGGCAACTTCAGGGCGAACTCAACGAGCAGCACGCCGCTGTCAGGCCCGGAGTGCTGGTAGACATCGCCCTCGTAGGCCCATCCGATCGTGTTGATGACGGCGAGGTCCGGATTCTTCGCGAGGTTGCGCCACGCCTGCTCGGCTGCCTCCTCACAGTCGGCGAGCCACTGAGTCCGCAGGCCGTCGTAGTCAGCGCAGGCCTGCTCATAGTCTGCTTGGTTCGCGGCAGCGTGTGCCCTGATGGTCTCTTCCCTGCTGATGTTCCTCGCGATGCGCTTGAGCGTTGGCTGCGCCGGCTCCTTCGGCAAATTCTTGCCGACGAGCAGCGCGTGCTTCTCGGCGTTGGTCATCGGTGGTGGGCCTGCTTCCAGGTCGAGGTAGATTCTCATGGCGACTCCTCGTCGGGTTCGATGTCGATGGGCTGGCTGTCTTCCTCTTTGCCGCACCACTCCTCGTAGGTGGTCCGCCCGTCCTCGTTCGCGAGCCACGCCAGCAGCTTGACCCGCGTGTCTTCGGTCATCTCCGACGGCTTCGGGCGGCTGTGAGCGGCGCACCATCGCTTGAGTTGGTCGTAGTCCACCTTCGGGTCGGGGAGTTCGGCGAGTACGGCGAAGAATCGGCGCTGGTCTTCAGGCTCCCAGCGGGCAGGCTGCACCTCTTCTGGCGCTGCTTGCACGGGTCCTGGGTCGGAGAGTTCGCCGGTGTGGTACACCCCCGTCAGGAGGTCGGGGCAGAACGCGCGGATGCCGTTGCTGATGGCGCGAGCTCGCAGCATGTTCGCCGGGTAGGTGTTCCAGTTGCCCCGACCGGCAAGACCCGCCCGCTTCGCATCGGCCATCGTGAACGTTGAGGTGAAGGAGTCCCACCCTTCTCGCTTGAGCACGAGGGTCGCGCTCTCGCTGTCGGTGTGCTCCCACCTGAAGCGGACGCCGTTCTGCGCAACGAGCCGCAGCATGAGCTCGGCCTTCATTGTGATCTTGCCCTTGACCATCTCGAGGTTCCGCAGGGATTCCATCGGCGCGAGCCCGAGTTCCGACCCGGCGACCATCAAGCAGAACGCCTGCTCTGGTGTGCGGATGTCGTTGCTGAGGAGCCCGGACTTCACGAGGGCCTTCGCCATCTCGAATCCCGCCTCTGGGCTGTTCGGGGTGTAGGGGGTCAGCGAGTTCAAAAAGCACCTCCATAGTTGATCACCCATGCGAAGGGCGTGAAGCCGACGATACACAGACCGGCGGCGATGTCTTGCGCGTATTCGCGCAGGGTGTAGGGGGTCATTGGTCGTCCTGCGTAGGCGGGGTGGGAATGTGCTGGCGTACGATGTCCGCGCACTCTGCGAGGGTTGCCGCGTCGGCGGCGGCGTCGGCGTCTGCGTCTGCGTAGGCGTAGGCGTAGGCGTAGGCGGCGTAGGCGGCGGCGTAGGCGGCGGCGTCGGCGGCGGCGTAGGCGTCGGCGTAGGCGGCGTAGGCGGCGTAGGCGGCGTCTGCGGCGGCGTAGGCGGAGGAGGCAGCACTCAAGGCGTCTGCGTAGGCGTAGGCGTAGGCGTAGGCGTCGGCGGCGGCTGCCCTCACCACGTCCAGCCCTACATCTCCCCTGCCCCACGCCTCTGCGGCCTCAATCGCCAGCCGAGGGCGATCCTCCCCGTCAGGCACATGCACGAGCGACAGCCGGGCACAGGCGCACGCTGCCATCACGACAGTCTTGTGGTCTGCTCCAGCGCGAGCCGCGTACCAGAGCAGCCAGTCTCCGCGCGGGCACTCGTCCCACGCCTTCTGAAGTGACCGTCGTTCGCCGACCCACGCGACGGCATCGTCGCAGGCGTTCATGTCGATGAGGTGCTGACGCAGGGTGTAGGGGGTCACGGAAGCACCGTCAGGTCGGACACCGTGGGCCATCCGCAAGCGGCCAGGATGCAGAACGTGACGGCGAGCGAGCTGAGGCCAGCCACGATGTAGGTGAGCACGACTTCCACAGCGTGCGCTGTTGCAGTGGTCCCATCCTTCCGCTCTTTGTTCTGCTTTATCGGGTTGGTCGTAATGGCCGCCACCACGGACGAGAACGCCCATGCTTGCCACATGGTGGCGCCGATGCCGACCCATCCGAGAATGATGGTCACCACCCACGCATTCAGCACAGTGAGCACAGGCAGGCTGAAGAGCACAATCACCAGAGCCCAGAATGTATCGTCTTTCACGCTTCCTCCTTCACACAGTCATTGCAGCGGTGACCATCACCGTCATCGTTCATGTCGTCGCGGGCGTACCACTCGCCGCACACGATGCACTCGGCACAGCCACACTCGACTGTGCCGGATGTGTGGCACCGCTCGCCGCACTCGCTGCACGTCGAGTAGTAGGCGCCCCAGTCGGGTGCGAGGTTGCTCATGGGGTCACCGCCCGCAAGCAGAAGACGCGCACGACGCCGTAGTGGCTGAACGACTGCCCCCACCCGTCAGAGTGAGGAGCGTCGACCGGGGTGCCCAGGTCATCGGCCGCGGCGTCGAACTGGGCTTCGGAGAGGAGAACCTCTACGCCCTTGCGCGGGTCGTGGCTAACGCCAATGGCTGCCGGGAAGGGCGGCGAGGTAGTGCGCAGGGTGTCACCGTACTCCGTGAGGAACGCGACCGCGGCTTCCAGGGCTGCAATCTGCTTGTCGAGGGCGTCGGGCATCGGGTCTCCTTTCGATGTCCAGAACATATCGAGTGTTGAAAAGTAATGCAAGGCACTTGCAAACAAATATCGCTGGTGATAGAACCGTTGTCACTGGAGGGCAGATGTCCGAGACGAAGCATGTAGGTGTGGCGATGAGCGCTGACCTGAAAGAGAAGGCAGACACGATGGCCAAGGACGACGGTGGGCGGTCTCTGTCCTCGCTCATCCGCAAGCTGCTTGAAGAGGCGTGGGCCAAGCGGGAAGAGGAGGCGAGCGCATGACTTATCCAGCGTTGAACGCTCACCTGAAGCCGGCCTCTACCTACACTGTGCAGCGCGCGAAGTTGCCGCGAGCACCGAATTGTGAGGCATGTGGGGTGGCCGGGATGGTGGCATCACCGGACCTTCCTCGCGGTAGGTGGAATGTGGTGTGGCACCACCACGACTACGCCAAACCTCTGGACGTCATTCCCCTGTGTTGCTCATGCCACTACATGGTTCACGCCGGGCGGATCGACGAGCCACGCACAGGGCGTAGGTACGGGGGCGCACAATGACCCCCGACGAACGCGCACGCCTCGCCGTGCTGGCTGATGAGGTGAAGCACCTGTCGTGGGATGCGTGCGTCGAGTACGGATGCGGTGCGCAGGGCTGCGACGAAGGGGGCGACGTGGAGGCGCGCCTCTACTACGACGACCTGCCCGACGACATCCGCGCGTTGGTTGAGGCTGTGCCGGCGTTGTTGGCGGAGGTCGAGCGACGGCGAATGGAGGCGGTAGCGTTCGCCGAGGCTGGCTGGGAAGAGGCGCAGAACGACTATGCGCCAAGTTCTTCCGATGGCTTCGCTGACACCCATACCCATCGGATGCTGACCGCGGCCGGG